ACTAACTACGGTGTTATCGTAGCTGGTCATGACTCAGCCGTTGCTACTGCTCAGCAGATCAACAAGACTGAGACTTACCGTGATCCAGACAGCTTTGCGGACATCGTTCGTGGTATGCACCTGTACGGTCGCAAGATCCTTCGCCCTGAGTCACTCGTAACTTTACGTTACCAAACTGGCTATTAATAGGAGGATTTTATTATGGCATTATCACCAACAGCACGTGGTGTAGCACAAGTCGTCGAGGCTGTGGTTACACTTCCTGTAGCTAACGCTGGAACAGCAGATGCAATCACTGTACCAGCAGGCACAGTTGTCATCGGAGCGGGTCTAGAGATTCTAGGCGCACCCGGAGACGTAACTGCTTACACTGTAGACCTTCAGCTTGAGACTGATACTACCGTTATCGCTAACGATTTGAACTTGGATGCGGCTACAGCCAACACTAAGTTCTACGGAGCAGACGGTACCTCAGTAACTGCCGCTGAAGACGTTCTTCAGGTAGTTGCTACCGTAGACGGCTCACCAACCGCTGTCGAAGCTCGTGTATTCGCTATCGTCGTAGACGTTAACGACATGGGTCAGGCAGACGAAGTTGCACGAGATCAGATCTAAGCAACACTAAGTCTGGGGGCTTCGGCCCCCTTTCTTTCCTCCAAGGTGTTTAATATAAATGGCTACATATCTAGACATTACAAATGAATTGCTTCGCAGACTGAATGAGGTCACTATTGACCAAGCAGATTTTGCTACAGTTCGTAATGTACAGGCTCTTGCCAAAGACTCTGTTAACTCTTCTGTCCGTAAGATTATTCAATCTGCACAGGAGTGGCCTTTTACATTAACTACTGAAGAACAGACACTAACTGCTGGAACTGGAACATATGATTTCCCAGCGGACATGTCATCTGTAGACTGGGAATCATTCTACATTAANCAACTNGCTGANAAGAGCAATCAGCCTCGTCGGCTAGCTGTAATACCATACNCTGAATACTTAGATACGTACCGTCCCGGTGATGACACAGGTGACAGTGGATCAGGCATTGGTGTCCCACTGCGTGTGTATCAGACACAAGAAGAGAAGTTTGGTGTNACACCAACTCCAGATGATGCATACGTTATTGAATATAAGTACTGGACATTCCCTACATCAATGAGCACATTTGACGATGTCTGCGTTATTCCAGATCGCTTCATTCACGTTGTGATTGACGGTGCGATGATGTACATGATGCGCTTCCGCTCTAACGAACAAAGTGCCGCAATTCATCAGAATGATTTTGTTGAAGGCATCAAGATGATGCGCCGTGTACTTGTAGATGATAATCTATCTTTACGCTCCACTTACAATCCACGCACAGTATTTAACGCCTATCTCCCAACACGGGTGTTGTAGTGGCTGACCAGTTACAGATCTTCAAGGTATCTTGTGAAGGTGGGTTAGACACTAATCGTGATCTACTCTCTCAACCGGAGAGACAGCCGGGAAGTGCAGTACGATTAATTAACTATGAGCCATCTATTGCAGGTGGCTATCGTCGTCTTAGTGGCTATCAAAACGCATATCCCAGCTTACCCGGAACAGGTAAGGTGTTAGGCGTATGCGTAGCGAATGGCATTCACGATGGCATCTTTGCATGTAGAGAACCCTCCTCTGGGAATAACTATTTACATCACTGGGACACTGCAACTGAAGCTTGGCTAACTGTTACAACTACTGGTTCACCTACAATGACAGGTGTTAACAAAGTACGGATGTTCAGGTATAATTGGTCAGAGCCACGAATAGTACTTACAGATGGTGTTAACCCTGCGGCATACTATAATGGCACAGCGTACACACAGATAACTCACGCCAACGCTCCTACCAATCCTAAATATGCAACAGAGTTTAAGTCGCACATTTTCTTTGGTGGTGATTCTTCAGACCCTTTTGTAATTCATTTTTCTGCTCCTTTTAACGAAACAGACTTCTCTCCTGCAAATGGTGCAGGCACTATTAATGTAGGTTTTGAAGTCGTACAGCTTAGAAAGTTCAGAGACGAGTTGTACATCTTCGGCACTAACAACATTAAGAAGCTGGCAGGAAATACTATTGCTGACTTTGTTCTAGTTGAAGTGACGGATGATATTGGGTGCATGGCATCTGATTCTGTGATTGAGCTTGGTGGCGATCTTTTGTTCATGGGACCAGATGGATTGCGCCCAGTTTCAGGTACTGATCGTATTGGTGACGTAGAACTAGAAACTGTGTCTAAGGCGATACAGAATATTGTAACTGACGTTCAGCTACAAGAAGACTTAGATAACCTTGATGCGGTAGTGATTCGCAGTAAGTCCCAGTTNAGAATGTTCTTTAGTGCGAGTGATGGCACGGGCATCATCGGGGCNATGCGCCAAAGACAAGATGGCGGAATGGGATTTGAGTTCGGTCAGATACTAGGCTTCTACGCTACGTGCGCTGACTCAGGTTACATCGGCCAGTACGAATATGTTATTCACGGCGATGCTGACGGTAAAGTGCATCGGCAAGAAACAGGCACTGACTTTGATGGGACTGAGATATTTAGTTTATTTCAAACTCCCTTTTACCACATGGGTGATCCTGAGTTACGCAAGAACTTCCTGAAGATTTCTACGTATCTCAGAGCAGAAGGCAACGTAGATATTGCGATGGGTGTTGTCTATGATTATGAAGAGCCAACTGTGACCAACCCATCTGACTTTAACCTGACCATCAGGGATACTGCGGCATACTATAACGAAACAGTCTATGACGGTGGTGCAGTATACAGCGGTAATCCATCCCCCGTAATCAAAACGCACATTTCCGGGTCTGGCACATCCGCTAGTATTAAATTTGTAACAAACGACACAAATGCGAGCCATAACATTCAGGGCTTTGTTTTGTTGTTCGGATTAGGAGATAGACGCTAATGTCTGGATACATCAGGCAATCATCAGCAGAGATTTTACCGGGAGCTACNGTAAAGGCGGCACCAATCAATGCTGAGTANAATGCACTACGTGATGCATTTAACGTCACGAGCGGACACAAGCACGATGGGTCAACAGGTGAAGGTGCATACATTGCACTTATTTCTGATTCAGACAACTACAACAAAGTAGTCGTTGATTCTGTTAATAATCGTGTTTCTATCTATGCAGAAGTTGGCGGTGCGGCAGTTGAACAGGTTCGTGTACAAGATGGTGCAATCGTTCCTGTCACTGATGATGACATTGATCTTGGTGCTCCGGGTGCTGAGTTCAAGAATATTTATATTGATGGTACAGCCAACATTGATTCGCTAGTATCTGCCGCAGTGACAATCACCGGCGGTACAATTGACGGCACAGTTATTGGTGCTACTACACCTGCTAACGGTACATTTACTGGCCTTACCGCTACTGGCTCAGTTGACTTAGGTTCTACTGTTAACATTGACGGTGGTACAATTGATGGAACACCAGTAGGGGATACCACACCAGCAACTGGTGACTTTACTACAGTTACTGCTGGCACTGTACTAGCCAATAATATTACTGCATCTGGTGGTCAGTTCACAGGTAACTTAGTAGGTGCTGTATCCGGAAATGTTTCAGGCACTTTGAGTGGCAACGTAGTCGCACTTTCAGGAGCTTCGACGTTTTTAGACGTAAATGTTCTTGGTAACTTGAACATGGTTTCCGGTACATCGGCAACAGTTACAGGACTCTCTACGCCAGTTAACGCAACAGATGCCGCAACTAAAGCATATGTAGATACCTCAGTATCTAACCTCGTAGATTCTGCCCCCGGAACATTAGATACTCTTAATGAACTGGCCGCCGCATTAGGTGATGACGCAAACTTTGCTAATACTGTAACTACGTCGATTGCCACTAAAGTTCCTTTAGACGGCACAGGAACAATGACTGGTTCCTTGGATTTAGGCGCTAATAAAATCCTTAACGTCGTAGATCCTACGGGTAGTCAGGATGCCGCAACTAAAGCATATGCCGATACTAAGTTAGCACTCACAGGTGGAACCTTGACAGGCTCCATTGATATGAGTGGCTCATACAAAGTAACTAATCTTGCTACCCCTTCTGCTAATGGCGACGCTACAAACAAATCGTATGTAGATGGAATCCTTGGTTCAGCAACATCTGCTGAAGCATCTGCCACTGCCGCCGCTACAAGTGAAACAAATGCCGCTAACAGTGCAGTAGCCGCCGCCAACTCAGCAACTAATGCCGCAGGTTCCGCAACACTTGCCGCTAATGCGTATGACGATTTTGACGATAGGTATTTAGGCGCAAAGTCCTCTGCTCCTTCTGTGGATAACGACGGTGACGCACTACAGACTGGTGCTCTTTACTTCAATACAACAGCAGGCTATTTAAATGTCTACGACGGAGCCTCGTGGAGCGAGATTCGTACACCAGTATCTGGCATCGCAGAAAAACAAACGTACACAGCCACAGAAGGACAGACTAACTTCAGTGCAACATATGATGTTGGTTATGTAGATGTATACTTAAATGGTGTTCGTCTGGTATTCAACACAGATTTTACTGCTACAGACGGGTCTACAATTGTCTTAACTGAAGCGGCTAGTGCAGGAGATATCGTAGATATCCAAGCATTTGGTACTTTTGAACTTGCTAACGTATACACTAAAACGCAATCAGATGCACGGTATTCGCAATTAAGTAACAATCTTTCTGACTTGGCTGATGCGGCTACCGCTCGTTCTAATTTAGGTTTAGGAACAATTGCTACTGCGGCATCGGGTGACTACCTGACTACTGCGGATGCTTCTTCCACATACTTAGCACAAACAACTGCGGCATCTACTTATTTAAGTCAAACTAATGCCGCATCTACATATTTGACACAAGCAGATGCCGCTACGACTTACCTTGGTATCGCAGATGGTGTTTCTATTAGCGACGTAGTACCAGTTACTGGGGGAACATTTACAGGAAATGTTAGTACTACTCAAAACTTTATTGCGAGCGGCGGCATATACGCCTCTGGTTCATTCTTTGCTGATATTGATGGGTTAACAATTACTGCCAACACACTTGATATTAATCCATTTTTTGCAAACGTCTTCACAGTAACATTAGACCAGAATGTAACTACTGTTAATTTTAGCACTCCTCCATCAGGTTATAACACATCAATTATTTTACATGTTTGGCAGGACGCTACAGGTGGATACACTATTACGTGGCCTTCTAATGTACGCTGGCCTAATGGTACCGCACCTACGATTACCTCTTCTGCATATGGGCACGACGTAATTGTGTTGACATCATATTCCGGTGTTTATTGGTATGGGTTTGTTGCAGGGCAGGCGATCTCTTAATGACTGATATTGTAGGGTATCTATCTGCATCAGCAGGTTGGTTAGAATCTCAAAAAGAAAAAGTGTATGTAGAGGATGTCTTTGCAACAACTTTGTACACAGGCAATGGTTCATCTCAATCAATTTCTACAGAAGCGGCAGTAGGTGGAGAAAGAGACTTTAGTTCTGCGTTATGGGGCGCAGACGCTTACGTCACAACACCAAACACCGGCATAGATAACTTTGGTACTGGCCCTTTCACTGTAGAATTATGGTTATTTCACAACTCGTCTGCTCCAGACGGTAATTACGCCACATTTTTTGATAACGGCGGCCAAAGAGTATTTTTAAGTTACGGGACGGGGTTAGATAAATTACTCTTTTATTCTAGCAGTGGTCAGACCAATAGTACTGGCTTTGCTCACGGGATGGTCAACAATACATGGAATCATGTTGCGTTTGTCCGGGATGGAACTGAAGGACGTATTTTTGTTAATGGTACTAGGATTGGTACGGAGACAATAACAAGCAATTATGATTTATCTGGGACAGGTACTACATACATAAATGCATATAGCGGCTCTGTTACTGGATATAACACCAATTCATACTGGTCTGATTTCCGTGTAGTAAAAGGGTACGCTCTTTATGACGCTGATTTTGATCCGCCTAC